GCCACCAGCTCGACGCGATCGCCAAGGGGATCGCCTTCGAGGAGATGTTCTGGGAGCGCCTCTCCCGCGGCCCGCTCGCCGGCGCATGGGTGCCCGTGAACCTGATCGACCGGCCGATGTGGCGGTTTCTCTTCCGCGATGGCGTGCTCCACGTCCGCCGCCCAAAGAGCGCCGAGCCGGTCGCCGCGCCGGCCGGAAAGTTCCTCGTCATGCGCCACGGGACGAAGGACAACGCCTGGGGCGCGGCCCTACTCGACGAGGTCTACTGGGCGTGGTGGTTGAAGAAGAACGGCCTAAAGTTCTTCGCCGTCTTCCTCGACAAGTGGGCGCAGCCGACGGCCATCGGCAAGTACCGCCACCGCACCGGCGGGCAGGAAGCCGAGAAGATGAACGCGGCCGACCAGAACCAGCTCCTCGGGGCGATCGAGGCGATGCAGTCGGAGTACGGCATCGTCATCCCCGAGGGCATGGCGGTAGAGCTGCTCGAGGCGACCCGCTCCGGCTCGGCCAGCTACGAGCAGTTCATCGGCCTGCTCACCCGCTCCCAGGCGCTCGCCTTCCTCGGAGAGGTCGACACGAGCGGCGCGGCCAAGGGCCCGGGGAGCTTCGCGAAGGCGCAGGTCTCGAACGAGGTCCGGCTCGAGAAGGTGGAGCTCGACGCTCGCGACCTCGCCGCCCACCTGCGCGACAACCTGCTCCGCCCGCTCGTGACCGTGAACTTCGGCCCCGAGGCGCCGGTGCCTCGGGTGCTCATCGACACCATGGCCGGGACCGACCGCGAGCTCCGGCAGAAGGGCATGGCCTCGGTGCTCGAGCTGGGGCTCCCGGTCTCGAAGCGCGAGCTCTACCTCGTCCACCAGGTCAGCGAGCCCGGCCCAGGGGAGGAGACGGTCAGTAAGGAGAAGCCCGCCCCGCCGCCGCCCCCCACGCAGCCGCTGCCCGCGCCGCAGGCCCCGGAGCCAGAGGAAGAGCCGGACGACGACCCGGACGAAGAGCCGGCCGAGGAGCCGGAAGAGGCGCCGGAAGCCGAAGAGGCCGCCGCCTCCTCCGCGCCCGACGTGGCGCTCGCCGCCGAACCGGAGCCCGAGCCTGCCCCGCCCGCCTTCGACCCGGAGCCCGAGCCTGCCCCGCCCGCCTTCGACCCGGAGGAGATCGCCGAGATCGAGGAGGCCGCCGCGGCGCGCGACCGGGAGATCACCGAGCTCGCCGCCTCGCTCGTGGAGCCGTCCGTCGCCCACTACCAGGCGATGCTCGCCGCGCTGGGTGAGGCCTACGGCGAGGGGGCGCACGAGGCCGGGCTGCTGCTCCAGACCGTGGTCGACCGCACCTCGGCCGTGGCGCACGCGGAGGCGATCGAGGCCTCGATCATCCACGGCTGCGGCCTGGCGCTGCGCCAGCTCCAGGAGGAGCTCGGCGAGCGGACGATCCGGTTCGCCGCCCCGCCGCCTGGCGGCGCGACTACCCCGGGCTCCGCGCTCGACTACTGGGCCCGGGTGCTCGGCATCCCGCGCGAGGAGTTCGAGGCGCTGACCGATGGCGCCCGCCGACTGGCCTTCACCGTGGCCGGCGTGGAGGACGCGGCGGTGCTCGCCGACCTGCAGATGCTCGTCGGCCGGGCGATCTCCGAGGGGCTCACCCGCGAGGAGTTCGTGGCGCTGGCCGAGCAGGTCTTCACGTCGAGGGGCCTCACGCCCCTCTCCCGCTGGCACTTGGAGCTGGTCTACGCGAACAACGTCCGCAACGCCGCGAACCTGATGCGCTACCAGCAGCTCGTGCTCAATCCGGCGGCGCGGCGGCTGATGCCGTACCTCACCTGGGTGACGATGGAGGACGACCGAGTCCGCCCCTCCCACGCCGCGATGCACGGCTACATCGCCCCACCCACGGCGGAGATCTGGAAGACCTGGTGGCCGCCGGCGGGGCACAACTGCCGCTGTGTGGTGGAGGGGATCAACGTCGCCAAGGCGCGGCGCATGGGCCTGACCGGCGCCGAGCCGACCGGCCCCTGGCCGCTGGTGGTGGACGAGGCCACGGGCCTGCCGACCCCCGCCTGGCCGGATCCCGGCTTCGCCGGCGCGCCGGAGCTCTTCGGCATCTCGCAGGAGCTCGGCGAGCGCGCCGCCGCCGCCGCGGAGGCCGCGGCCGAGGCGGTGGAGGCCGCCGGGGAGAGCGCCAGCCCCGAACAGCGCGACCTGCTCGACGCCCTGCTCGCCCTCTTCTCCGCCCTGGGCCTCGCCGAGCTCCTCCCGAGAATCGGCAGCCTCCTCGCCCGCATCCGCCGCCTGCTCGGGCGGTAGCTGGAGATGACCGAGCCCCGCATCCTCCGCGCCGACTGCCTGGAGGCGATGCGCGAGCTGGAGCCCTGCTCGGTCGATTCGGTTGTGACCGATCCGCCCTACGGTCTGGGCTTCATGGGCAAGGATTGGGACCACGGGATACCGGGCGTCCACTTCTGGGGGGAGGCGCTCCGGGTCGCAAAGCCGGGGGCGCACCTGCTCGCCTTCGGGGGCACGCGGACCTTCCACCGGCTGGCGGTGGCGATTGAGGACGCGGGCTGGGAGATCCGCGACACGGTGATGTGGGTCTACGGGAGCGGCTTCCCGAAGTCGCTGGACGTATCGAAGGCGATTGATCGGGGGGCGGGCGCGGAGCGGGCGGTGGTTGGGCCGAGCCGGTGGAATGGCGTCAAGGGCAGCAATGCCAAGCAGGCCGGATGCCTCACTCGTCCAGGCGGGAAACACGACGAGACCGCACCCGCCACGCCCGAGGCCGCCCGCTGGCAGGGCTGGGGGACGGCGCTGAAGCCAGCCTGGGAGCCGATCATCGTGGCGCGGAAGCCGCTGGAGGGGACAGTGGCCCAGAACGTCCTGCGCTACGGCACGGGCGGGCTGAACGTGGACGGGTGCCGGGTGGAGAGCGGCGGCACGCACGGCAGCGCACGAAGCGCAGGGCAAGGCGCAGGGTATGAGGCCCACAACAAGCCGGGCAGGAAGTACGGCAACGGGCTGGGCGGCATTGTTTCGAGGCCACACGCACAAGGCCGCTGGCCTGCGAACCTGATCCACGACGGTAGCGAGGAGGTCGTCGGGCTGTTTCCGGCTTCCTTCAGCGGGTCTGGAGAGCGCCGACCTAACGGCTCGCCAAAGGTGAACGCCACCGGCGCGTTCCGCCCGCACCCGTATGCAAGAGATGCCGACAGCGGCAGCGCGGCCCGGTTCTTCTACTGCGCGAAGGCGAGCCGGGCGGATCGGGGAGAGGGCAATCGGCATCCCACGGTGAAGCCAACCGCCCTCATGCGCTACCTCTGCCGCCTCGTCACGCCGCCCGGCGGGCTCGTCCTTGATCCGTTCTGCGGCTCCGGCTCGACCGGCAAGGCTGCCGTTCTGGAGGGCTTCCGCTTCCTCGGGATCGAGCTGGACCCGGAATACGCCGAGATCGCCGAGGCGCGGATCGCTGCGGCCCAGGGGCGCGAGCCGCTGCTGCGGGATGCACCGGAAGAGACCTGGCGCGACGAGGTGGCCCGGCGATTCGCCGAGCCCGTTCCCGATTCGGTATAGGTTCCCCGCCGACCCCGACAGATCCCTACACTCACGCCACCGAAACTCGGTGGCGTGAGCCACAGGACCGCACGCCCCGAACCCGCCCAGCCGCCCACCGCGCTCTACCTCGCCCCGGAGGAGACGCTCGCCGGCCGGCTCGATGAGTCGCCCGGCGACGCCGTCGCCTGGGAGTGCCCGGTGCTCCGCGCGATGGACCTCACCAGCTCGCACGGGGTGGACATCCGCCCCGAGCACCTGCGGGCGATGGCCGACTCGTACCGCCCGGAGATCGAAGAGGCCACCCTCAACTTCGACCACGCCTGGGAAGGCCCGGCCCACGGCTTCGCCGAGAAGCTCTGGGTGCAGGGCGAAGAGCTCTGGGCCCGTTTCGTCCGCCTGAGCGCCGAGGCGCTCGCGGCGATCCGCTCTGGCCGCTGGCCGCGCCGCTCGTCGGAGTTCGTCCGGCAGCACCCGGCCACCGGCGGCCCGTATTACACCGGCTGCGCGCTTCTCGGCGCTCGCCGTCCCGCGGTCTGGGGGATGGGGCACGGGGTGCTCCTCTCCGGCCTCAGCGTCGAGGTCGTGGATCTCGGCGCCTCCGCAACCGATCCGGCTCCCGGCGAGCCGCAGAAGGAGACGATCCCGATGACGAACGAAGCCGCCCCGGCGGCCGAGCCCGAAACGCTCGCCGCCCCCGACGATCAGGTCACTCGGCTCCAGGCCGAGCTCGCCGCCGAGCGCTCCCGCACCCGGCGGCTCGAAGCCCGTGCCCGGGCGAGCGCCGACCTCACCGAGCTCGGCGACCGCGTCACCCCGGCGATGCGCCGCGCCGGGCTCCCCGCGCTGCTCGAAGAGCTCGCCGCGGCGAGCGAGCCCGCCACCGTCCAGCTCGCCGCCGGCGACGGCGAGAGCACCGAGGCCACCGTCTACGACGCCCTCCTCGCCGTGCTCCGCGCCCTGCCGGAAGCCACCCTCCTCGCCGCCGCGCCGCTCGCCGGCGCGGAAGCCGAAGAGGCCGCCCGGCTCGCCCTCGACGCCCGCACCCCCGAGGAGCGCACCGTCTGCGACCGGCACGGCATCACGCCCGAGCGCGCCGTCGAGCTGCGGCGCAAGTTCCCACGCGCCTTCGCCAACTGAGGCCAGAAAGGAGACCCGAGAATGGCCCTCTCCGCCAACAAGATCCGCAAGCACAAGCTCCACGAGCGGGCGATCAACACCGCCCCGGTCGACGACGGGAAGAAGGTCTTCGTCGGCGCCTACCTCTGCCGCGAGGCGGCGACGGGCGTCTGCATCCCCGGCGCCGACGCCTCCGGGCTCGTCCCGCTCGGCGTCGTCGTCGAGCCGCTCTTCCCCGACAACCCGGACCTCGCGATCACGGCCGCCTACGACAACACCGCCGGCCCCGACGGCGTCGTCACCGGCACGAGCGCCGCGCGCGCCGTCAACTACGACCAGCGCGGCGAGTACGAGTTCAAGCTCCACTCCGGCTCGGCGACGCCGAAGATCGGGCAGCTCGCCTACCTGAAGGACGACGACGAGGTCTCCACCACGTCCACCCACCACGTCATCGCCGGGATCTTCACCCGCCCCGGCCCCTCCGGCGGCTGGTTCGTGGACATCGGCAAGCGCGGCGTCCACGTCGGGCTGACCACCGGCGCCTCCTCGGGAGCCATCGCCAGCCTGACCGGCTCCGTCGGCACCGCGAACGACGCGATGACCAAGGTGACCACGGCGGGAGCTGCTCCGGCGGACGCGACAGCGCTCGCCACGGACATCAACAGCAACATCATCCCGTCGATCGAGAACAACTTCGCGGACCTGCAGGCGAAGGTGAACGCGATCCTCGCCGCGCTCCGCACGGCCAACATCATCGCGAGCTGAAGCGCGAGAACCTGAGAGGAGACACGAGTCATGCCCGGAATCGACGCGCTGAAGCGTGAGGTCAAGACCTACCGCGAGGTCGCCTACGACATCTACGACCAGCTCGAGGCCGACCCGAACCAGCTCAAGAACCTGCTCGCGATCACCATCGACAACCGCCAGGCGAAGGAGAACCCCGTCCGGATCCAGGAGGCGATGTACTTCCCCGAGGCGCTCGCCTGGCACGACCAGGTGGTCGCCGGCGGCGACTTCGACCGCCTCGACTGGACGGTGCCGCTCAAGGGGTACAACGTCGTCGTCCCGTACAACCGGGTCAACATCGGCCGCCCGTCGAGCGTCCACAAGCTCGGCTCGATCATCCCCCGGCTCCCCGAGGCGTGGATGCGCAAGCAGGTCGGGGAGATCATGAACGTCTTCCGCGGCAACGTCCTCGCCTACGACGGACAGAACTTTTTCGACGCCTCCCACAAGCACCCCGCCGGGAAGGGGACGTACAGCAACATCCTCACCCCCGACTGGACGACCACCTCCGCCCCGACGTTCTCCGAGGCGAGCGCCTGCCTCGACCTGATCCGCACCCGGTTCGTGACCAACCTCGCGCTCGACGCCGAGGTGCTCGACGCCGCCCGGTTCGCCGACTCGCTCGTCATCATCGCCCACCGTCCGGCCACCTGGGCGATGTTCGAGCAGGTGCGCCGCTCGACCTTCGTCCCGAGCTCGACCGAGCCGAACCTCTGGCAGAACGGCTTCACCCTCCTGCTCGACAACAAGCCGACGTCCGGCGAGGAGGACTACCTCGAAGCGGTGCTCGCGCTGCCCGGCGGGGCGCGTCCGGCCTTCTTCGTCCTCGACGCCGAGCCCGTGCTCGACGCCTGGGAGACGAACCAGGTCCCGAACGGCTACGTCGCCGTCGGTCTCACCGACGGGATCTTCGGCGTCAAGTCGGGGTTCCCGCAGACCGCCATCCAGGTGCGGCCGACCTGATGCGGTACGCCGTGACGGTCCGCCCGGAGATCGCGCGTATCGGCGACGGTACGCGGCTCCGGGCGGGCCTCACCTTCTCGCGCCAGCCGGTGCTCCTCATGGTGCTCCCGCCGGAGGTCGCGGCGGACCCGTACCTGGAGGTCGTCGAGCTGGCCGAGCCCGCGCACACCCCGGCGCCGGTTCTGGAACCCACTCCCGAGCCGGAGCCCATGCCGGAGCAAGTCCCGGGACCGGACCCGGAGCCCGCGCCCGCTCCGCCCACGCCGCCGCGCGGCCGCCGCACGCCCCGCAAGGCACGGAGGTGAGCGGTGGGCACGTGGCTCACCGAGGCCGAGCTCGCGACCCGCTACGGCGCGGCGCGGCTGCTCGCGCTCGCCGACCGTGACGGCGACGGCCATGCCGATCCGGGGGTGATCGAGGCCGCGATCGGGGAGGCGGAGAGCCGCGCCCGCTCGCGGCTCCTCGTCCGCTACCAGCCCGCTGACCTCCCGGCCGCCCCGGAGGCCGCCTCGGCGGCGCTCAAGCGGGTGGTCGCGCAGCTCGCCTTCGCCTTCCTCCACGAGCTCCACGACGTGAAGGGGCAGGACGTCTACGACGCCAGCGACGCGGCCCTCGCCGAGCTCTCCGATCTCGCCCGGGGGCAGGCGAGCCTCGTGCTGGCCTCCGAGCCGCCCCGCGACGTCTCCCGTTCCTCGGTGCTCACCACCAAGACCGGCGAGGACGCCCGCTTCACCCTCGCCGCGATGGAGGACTGGTGAGGCTCCAGATCCACGTCGAGGGCGCCTCTCCGGCCGCCCATGCGATCCGCGCCGTCGGCGAGCGGATCACCGGCCCGCTGCGCCCGTTCTTCGAGGTGCTCGGCGCCGACTGGGAGGCCGCCTTCCAGGAGCGGATCGACTCGGAGGGCGCCGGGCTCGGCTGGGCGCCGATGTCGGCTGCTCGCGCCCGGATCCGCGCCCGCAGCCAGACGCCCGGCAGCTTTCCGCTGCTCCGCGAGACGGGCGACCTCCGCGCCTCGATCGTCTCCTCGTTCACCGGCGACACGCTCGCCGTCGGCACCGACCTGCCGTACGCCTCGCTCCTCCAGTTCGGCGGGGTCACCGCCCCCGGCTCGGCGGTGCCCGGCGCGACCGTCCCGCCGCGCCCGTTCGTCTTCCTGACCGACCAGCAGGTCTACGACGCGATCGAGATGCTCCAGGAGTACCTCTTCGACGAGGGGCCGCGCCGTGGCTGATCCGAAGATCCAGCCCGCCTTCGGCTGGTCGGTGGACACCCGGATCGCCGATGCCGTGCTCCGGAAGCTTCGCGCCGACGCCGCGCTCGCGAGCTACTTCGCCACCGGCAGCGGCATCCTCCCGCTCGAATCGGAGGTGCTCTTCGATGCCGGGGTCGTCTCGCTCCGCGCCCCGGCGCTCCTCGTCACCCTCGCCGGGCTCGACGAGACGCGGATCGGCTCGGCGCAGTACGCCGAGCTGGAGACGATCGTGGACCTCTGGCTCGTCACTGCCGCGGAGACCTCCACCACCTCGCAGGAGTGGCTCCGCGCCCGGATCGTCAACCACATCAAGGCGCTGCTCCAGACCGAGCAGGGGACGCTGCGCGACGCCGACGGCGCGCGGATCACCGAGGCGCTCACCCGCTTCCAGCGGACGCTGCTCGCCGGCCGCCTGCGCGGCACGAACCTCGTGGTCACCCAGCTCCGCTGCCTCTGGCGGTCGGACATCGACCAGAGCACGCGGGAGTTCGAGGGCTGAGATGGCGGGCACCACCACGCTGATCTACTACCCCGGCCACCTCGGCAGCGATCCGGTCACCGAGCTCGACGCCGTGCGCCGGATCACCTGGAACCGGCCGGTGAAGGCGGTCCCCGAGCCGCAGGCCACGAGCCTCGTCTCCGACGGCGGCTTCCTGCGGGCGCTACGCCCCGCCGAGGCCGCCCGTCAGTTCGGGCTGCCGCTCGCCACCGTGGGCGAGCTCGTCGCGGCGGGGCGGCTCGCCAGCGCAACCTTCCAGCCGCGCGAGGGCGACCCCGAAGAGGTGGTCGTGCTCGACCAGGCCACGATCGCGGCGCTGCGCGCGGCGCTGCAGACCATAGGAGACTGACCGATGGCAGTCGCAACCGGAAACACCGTCCTCCTCGGCCTGGCGCCGGAGCTGGAGTACGGCGTCCCCGACGACAAGACGGCGGCGCTCGAGTACCTCAAGCCGATCCTCCCCGTCACCGTCGGGCTCAACCGCGCCGTCTCCCCCGGCGGCGAGGTCAACCAGTCCGGCTTCGCCGAGCCGGGCGTCCCCGGCCCGATCGCCGGGACGTTCGACATCGGCTGCCGGATGTCCTCCGCCACCCTGCTCACCTACTTCGAGCACCTCTTCGGCGACTGCAAGAAGACCGAGCTCGAGGCCAAGAAGGCGTACAAGTACGAGTTCGAGCCGAAGGTGGACGGGGTGGATACCTCCTTCGGCGGCGTCTTCGCCCTGCCCCCGGTCGACCAGCACCGGATCTACGGCGTGAAGCTCAGCCAGATCTCGATGCAGATTGGCAACAACACCGCGATCCCCGTCCGCCTGACCGGCTTCGTGAGCCACGGCACCCGGGTAGGCAAGGCCAAGGCCGCGGCCGGGAACACCGGGACGTACAAGTACCTCCCGGTCGTCCGTGGCCTCGTGGACCCGAGCATCGCCGCGACGAAGTCGATCTTCGTCAAGGTGACGACCGCCTCGGGCGGGGCCTTCAAGTTCAAGGTCGCGGTGGAAAACAGCTCCGGCACCCCGGCTCCGACCTTCTCGGGAGCGGAGATCGTCTTCGCCACCGATCCGGTCACCGGGCGCGGCGTCTGGCAGAACCTCACCGACGCCGCCGGCGCCGACCTCGGCATCTGGGCCGAGAACCGCGACCCGCTGGAGATCATCTGGCCGGGCACGGCGACCGAGTTCGCGGGCCTCGCCGTGGGCGACATCTACGAGTTCCCGCTCGCCTGGACCCTGCCGACCGCGACCTACCTCACCGGCCAGCGTTACACCTCGGCGCACCAGATCAACAAGGTGCGCCCGATCACCGACCCCGCCTCCGACTGGGCGGAGTTCCGCACCCTGACCTCGACGATCACGATCCCCTGGCCGCTGACGGTGGACCAGGGCTCCGGCTCCCGCTACGTCTACGGCCTCGAGCGCGACGGGCTCTTCGCGCCCACGCTGCAACTGACCCGCAAGCACACCGACCGCGACTTCGTCGCCTTCCTCGAGCAGCACGCCCAGTTCGAGATGGAGACGCACTTCATCGGCGGACAGCTCACGGATGCCTCCAAGACCCGCGAGCGGATCGTCTTCAAGTGGGGCCGCGTCTCGGTCGCGAACCTCGCCCGGCCCGCGCAGAACGACCTCGCGATCACCGAGACGATCACCCTCGCCGGCGAGACGGACGACGCGGGAACCGCCCCGCTCAAGGTCGAGGTCTACTCCGACCGCGGCGAGCACTGGACCCCGGTCACGCCCCAGTCCCCGTAACCGACCCCCGGGCGCCCGCGAGGAGACCGCCCGACGTTGAGCACGGGGGCCCGGCCGGGCGGGCCCCCACCCGACGGAGAGCACCGTGGCCGACGAGCGGCAGGTCAAGGCGACGCTGGAGGTCCAACGGACCGGCGACGAGACCGCCTTCGCGCGCACCGCAGACGAGATCGAGCGCGTCAAGGCGACCGCCGACGGCGCGGCTCCCTCCCTCGGGAGCCTCGGCGACGCCTCCGCCCGCGCGGGGAAGGAGACGGAAGGGCTCGGGAAGGCGACCGAGGAGGCGGCGCAGAAGAGCGCCACCTTCACCGGCCGCATCGGCGAGCTGAGCCAGGCCCTCAACTCGAAGCTGCGAGCCATCGCGCAGGTCACCAAGGCGGTGGCCGGGATGTGGGCGGCGTGGGAGGTTGGCTACGCCGTCGGCACGAAGATCCGCGAGGGTTTCAACTGGCTCACCGATGGTCAGTTCGACCGGGTTCTCCAGGAGACCAACGCGGGGATGCTCGGCCTCGGCAACCGCGCGAACTTCGTCGCCGAGGAGGTCGAGCGCCTCAAGAACGTCGTCAACATCCTCCAGAAGAACGGCTTCGACACGCTCAGGATGTCGGTCGAAGAGATCGAGGCGGCGTACGAGAACCTGATCGCCGAGCAGCGGAAGGTCAAGGACGAGCTCTCCGCGCTCGAAAAATCCTTCCAGTCGTGGATCGAGAAGACCGGCCTCTCCGAAAAGGCGCTCGACCGTACCGCCAAGCAGCTCGTCTTCTTCGCCGAGCAACTGAAGAAGGCACACGCCGGGATGTCCGACGCCGACATCGCCCAGGCCCTCGGGCGGCAGCTCGACGACGTGATCCGGAAGTACGAGCTGCTCGGCCTTGCCGTCCCGGCGAGCCTGCAGAAGATCCAGGCCGCCGCCGCCGCGCAGGCGGAGGCGGTGGAGAAGGCGAGCGGGCGGGTCGTCAAGGCGGCCGACGCCCAAAGGGAGGCGCTCGCCCGCGCCGCCGAGGAGATCGTCCGGCAGATCCAGCCGGTGGGCCAGTCGCTCTCCGAGATGGCCGCGGCATGGGAGCTCGCGCTCCAGAAGATCGACTTCTCGGCCCTCACCGGCGAGCAGCTCCTGACGGCCCACGACCTCATCCAGCAACTCGTGGACGACTATCGCGCCGCCGGGGAGCAGATTCCCCCGGCGATCGAAGCCGCCGCGGATGCCACCGGGGTCTTCCTCGCCGCGATCGAGCGCACGGTAGATAAGGGCGCCATGTTCGCCGGCGCCGCCACCGACATGGCCGGCTCGGCGCTGGAGGTCACGCGCGAGGTGGACGCGGCCGGGATGGCCGTCTACCGGATCTCCGAAGCCGCCGGGGTGGCCTCCGGGGCTCTCACCGAGGCCGGCTCGGCGCTCGGCGAGGCCGGCGCCGCCGCCGGCGCGACCACCCCGGAGATGGAAGAGGTGCTCGCGAAGTGGCGCGAGCTCAAGCAGGCCGCCGGCGACGCCGGCGACGCCGTGGGCACCGCCGGGGGGCAGATCGCCCAGGGCTCGCAGGAGGCCGGCTCCGGCGCCGAGGAGATCCTGAAGGCCGCCGACGCCGGGCAGGAGGCTGGCGAGGGGATGCGCGTCGCGGGCGAGGCTGCGAGCGGCCTCGCCGAGGCGATGTCCTCCGCCTCCACCTCGGCGGCTTCGATCGCCGACGTGCTCACCACCATCCAGGCGCCGAGCGAGGCCGCCGCCACGGCGATGGGCGAGATCCGCACCGCCGCCGAGGGGCTCGCCGAGGTGAACCTCTCGGGGCTGGTGGCGCAGCTCAACGCGGTGGCCGCGGCCGCCCGGGAAGCCGCCGCCGCGCTCGACCAGGTGGAAGGGGTGGAAGGTGGCGCGTAGAACCTTCGCCGCCGCCACCGACGGGCTCGAACGGCTCGCCGCGGCGCTCGTGCGGGTGGCCGCGAGCGCGGAGACCGCCCGGGCCGCCGCGGGGGAGGCCGCCCGGGCGCTCCGCGAGGTGGAGGAGATCGCCCCTCGCGCCGCGACGCAGCTCGACGACCTCTCCGACCGGATCGACCGGTTCGCGCAGGCGGGAAACGTCTGGGCGAAGGAGCTGCAGCTCCAGCTCGAAGCCGTCCGCGCCGGGGCGACCGATCTCGAAGAGTTCATGACCAAGTTCGGCGCCGTGGTGGTGCAGACGGAAGAAGGCGCCAAGACGATCCGCGAGCTGCTGGCTGGCCTCGACCTCAAGGAGTACGGCGACCGGATCCGGGAGTTCATCGGCGGCCTCCGCCAAGGCTCGGTCGAGCTCGGCGAGGTGATGGCCTACCTCCGCGAGAACGCCGGGCAGCTCACCGCCCAGCTCACCGAGGTCTTCCAGAAATACCGCGAGGGGAAGGTCACGCTGGAGCACCTCGTCGGGGTGATCCAGGCGCTCAAGGGGCAGTTCGAGGGCTCGGAGCTCGACGCGCTGCTCGACGCGATCCTCGCCGCCCTCGCCCGGGGAGATATCTGATGACCACCTCGCCAACCGGCTTGAACGCCCCGCCCACCCTCGGCGGCTACCACCTCACCGGCGCCAGCGCCTCCGAGGTCGTCGTCCGCGCCCGCGAGTTGAAGACGCTCCGCACCGCCGCCGACGGCGGCACCCGCGAGCAGCTCGCCTGGGTGGCCGCGGGCCTGCCCCTGCGCACCCGGAAGCGGACGTTCACCCTCCGCTACGCGCACCTCCGCAACGTCTACGACCTCGTCGAGGAGATCCTCGCCGAGGCCGGGCCGCACACCCTCTGCCTCTGGCGCTTCGAGCACCTCGCCTGGGCGGGTGACGACACGACCGAGGTCTTCCGCCTCCCGTGGCAGCCCGCCGTCCACACCCTCACCCCCCCGAACGGGCAGCCGGGCAGCCGGTACGAGCCGGCCGCGAAGATCGGGATCGGCGGCTCGCCGCTCACCTGCACCGGGGTGGATGCCGCGCAGTTCGACGGCGGCTCGCCGAGCGCGGGCGAGATCTGGTTCGACACCGAAAGCCCACGGATCCGGCTCGACGCCCCGCTTGGCACGGGAGAGACGCTCCACGTCCGCCTCGTGCCCCTCTTCGAGGTCGTCGAGGCGCCCGAGAACGAGAAGCGGCTCGCCTCCGTGCTCCGCGAGCCGCGCGATCTCGTGCTGGTGGAGACCTGATGCCGCTCGCCGCCACCGGCACCCTCGCCGGCGTCGCCACCCACGCCCCGGGCCGGAGCGGCACGCTCACGGGGATCGTCGAGAACCCCAGCTACCCGCTCCGCACCCTCGCTGGCACGGTCGTCCACGGCCGCTGGCACGCCTACGAGGGGCCATGCGTCCAGGCCGGGGTCGCGGTCCGGATCAACGACGAGTGGGTCAGCCCGGCCGAGCTCGCCGGCCCGGTGGAGATCCACGAGACGCTCGACTCGCCGGTCGTCCGCGCCACCTTCGGGCTGATCGGCCCGCGGTGGAGCGCGCTCGCGACCGAGCAGGTCTGGACACTCACCCCGGTCGAGCTCTGGTGGCTCACCGGCCCGCCGGGGGGTGTGCTCCCGGAGCTGCGGTTCACGGGATATGTCAGAACCTGTCAGCAGACCGACGGCGGTCCGGCGATCCGGGTGGAGTGCCAGGACGCCGTGACCGCCCGCTACGGCGGCTTCGACCTCTGCCACGAGGTCGCCCCGCTCGAAGGGCTCACCCGCGGCGAGATCGTCCGCGATCTCTGCGCCGACGCCGGGCTCACCCACGTCACCTGCCCGGACGGCGCGGTCTACCAGAAGGGGCTCTTCACCGACTCGAAGAAGCTCTTCGAGTTCCTCCGGGAGTTCATCGCGCCGGAAGGGTGGAAGATGCGCGTCGGGCGCGACGGCTCCGAGCTCGAGCTCTGGCGCCCGGAGCTCCTCGCTCCGCCGATCCCGCCCGACGACGAGTGGGGCCTCTCGCGCATCGAGCGGCTTGCCCTCGAGCCCCCCCGCGACGTCGCGAGCCGCTGGATCGTCCGTGGCCTCTCCGCCGTCACCCGCGACGAGGCCGGCTTCACGACCACGAGCACCGTAACGCGGCTCTACTCCCGCTACGCCCCGGTCCGCGCGGTCAAGCGGCAGCTCACGGATGGTTCAGTCATCGACATCGCTTCGCCGGACACGGCGAGCCTCCGTCTCGTCCAGGAGATCCACGACGACCGGACGGAGCGGGGGGGGAAGATCGTCCGGCACGAAGTGCGGGAGCGCGGCTGGTACAACCCCCGCGCCGCGAAGCTCTGGAGCAACTTCGACAACAACTCCTACGAGTTCCTGGATGCCCTCCTCGACGAGGCCGGGGAGTACGTGGCCGAGTACGAAGAATACTTCCACGAGATCGGCCGCCGCGTGCAGACGTGGGACTGGAACGCGAAGGGCGAGAACACCTCCTCCACGGTGAAGGTCTGGCGGTACCACAACAAGCTCGCCTCGACCTCGCGAGCGGACGTCTGGCCGGCTGTCACCGCGTCGTTCAGGTACGTATTCACCGACGGCGAGAGCTACGCATGGAGCCGCGAGCTCTACGGCCTCGCCGAGACGGTGACCACCACCCGGGAGCACAACGCGACGACCGGCGCCGTGGAGCGGGAGGTCGAAGAGGTCTACGGCTACTCGCCCCGCCACGCCGCCCGGGACGGCACGAACAATATGCCGATCCGGGCCTCCGGCCGGGGCCAACTGGACCTCGTCGCCATCTGGCGTCGGCTCCAGGAGAAGACGACCGACTACCTCCTCGGCGACGACGGCAACCTCCTCGGCAACCGCGAGGAGATACGCGGCTGGAAATCCCATCCCACCCCGGAAGGGCAGTACGACTGGGGCGACTTCCGCTCGAACGACTGGGTGGAGCAGTGGCGCCCGCTCTCGGTGAAGCTCGTGCAGTACAACGTGATCTCCGAGGACCAGTACGAGGAGGTCACCTACGGCCCCGAGGGGCGGCAGGCGAAGGTGCTCACCGGCCGGGTGCCGAGCCCCGGCTACCGCTCCTCGCCGTGGACGGAGCTCCGGCAGGCGCCGGTCGAGGCGGTGCTCGAAGACGCCACGCTGGAGGCGTGGTTCGGCTTCCGCCGCCGGATCCTCACCGATGAGTACGTCCAGAGCGTCGAGGAGGCGCGCGATCTCCTCGCCCGCGAGAAGGCCCGTGAGCTCTCCTGGAAGCTGACGCTCGACCGCGCCGAGGCGATCGCCGAGGTGGGGCAGACGATCCTCGTCCGCCACCCGGAGCACGGCCTCGCCGCCCGCGCCATGGTCACCGAGGTCCAGACCCGCCGCGAGCCACGCACCGGCGAGGCGTCGGCCACCTACCGGCTGGAGGTGCCGCTGTGAGCCAGAGCCAGGACGTCGTCCGGGCGCTCCGCGCCGTGCTCGACGACCGCCGCGACCGCGAGGCGGACGTCCGGCCCGCCCGGGTGGTGGGGCGGAACACCGACGGCACCGCCCGGCTCCAGCGGCTCGACGCCGAATGCGTGGGCCGCGGCGGCCGCGGCGGCTACGGCGGCGAGATCGTCATCCGCCTCCCCGCGCTCGTCAACCGCCTCGGCACCGCCGGCGTGGCCGGTTCGACCGGCCTCGGCAGCGGCGACACCCTCTGGGTGGAATCTCTCGATCCGGCGATCTTCCACCCCGGTGCCACCGGGCTCACCGTGCTCGTCACCGGGCGCGGCTTCACGCCGACGACGCGCTTCGAGTTCCTCCGCCCCGACGGCGAGGTGAACCCCGACGTGACCATCGTCACCCGGAAGTACCTCGACGAGACGGAGTTCGAGCTGACCATCAACGTGGCCGCCGGAGCGGCCCTCTTCGAGGCGGCAGCGCTCGCCTACGGCCCCCGATGACCGCGACCCTCCTCCCCCGGCAGAAGCCCCGCGCCTACGGCATCCAGCTCGCCCCGGCCGCGCCCGCCTACTACGCCTTCCACTACTCGGGGATCGGCTGGCTCGCGACGATCTACGGCAGCGACGGCACCCCGGTCGCCGACCGCGGCGAGCTCGCCACCGCCGACTCGCTCTCGCAGTACGTCACCTGCCTCCTCGCCGACAGCGCGGGCAAGGTGGCGCCCGGCACGGCCGTCTGGCCCTCCGACGACCTCCAGACCCTCAACGTCTGGGACGTGGAGGCCGACGCGACCTACACCCACGTCCCGGACGACGGCTACCTCCTCGACGGCGCCTGCTACCACGACGGCCACCTCTGGTGGATCGAACGCGAGCCCGAGCAGCACGGCGGGCCGACGTTCAAGACCTGGTTTCGCCTCCTGCGCGCCCGCTGCGACCTGACCAACGTCACGCAGATCGGGGCGAGCTACGAGCTGGGGCACCGCGCGGCGGGGCTGCTCGAGTCGCTGCTCTGGCCGGGTGGCGGGTCCATCCGGAATCGGACCGCCGTCTTCGCTACCGCCGGGGCGATGAACCTGTACCTCGAAGGCGAGGACAAGATAAATCACGAGACGTCGTCATACCTCCATCTCCGGATGCCGTTCTCCGGGTCCGCTCCGCAGACGGCAGCCATGGCCTTCGGCTCGACCCCCGAGTTCCTCCCGGACGGAGCTGGGCACCGCCTCGTCAGTGGCAAGGCGCTGCTCCTAGTGTGGGAAAACTTCAACGCGTCAAATGCCCTCGTCACGCACGACGACGCCGCCTCGCTGACCTGCGCGGCGGGCTGGCCGGCCGGAGCGCCATGGCCGGATGGCTGGATCTTCCACGTTGCCTACTCCCCGGCCACGCAGGAGGCCACGGCGCTCACCTCCGGCACCCTCGTCCGGCACGCCTACCCATCCGCGGCCGCGGCGCCGGGCGTGGTGCTCACCCTCGCGGAGCACGGCCCCGTTACGGGCACGCCCGCCCTGATCTTCCCCATGGAGTGACCGATGCCGATCCTCGACTGGTATCTCGACGACGACCTGACGACGCTCGACGACGAGCCGATCCCGGGGCTCGCAGCCGGTTCCTACTCCGACGCGGTGGAGCTCCACCTCTGGGTGGACAAGGGGAGCCCCTCGCCGCAACCAGCCGCGAACGTGCGGGTGGTGCTCGACACGGAAGACCCGGCGAGCGCGGGCACCTTCCGCCGCTCCGGCCTCCCGCCGCAGGACGAGCTCTGGGGCTGGATGCGCGTCGTCGGCTTCGACAACACCGGCGACCCCACCTGGACGATCCCAGCGACCGGCTGGCAGCCGGTGGGAGCCTACGCGGCGCTCCCGCTCGGCACGATCCCCGGCGACTGCGCCGTCCATCTGGAGGTCCGCTTCCGCCCGCCGGTGAGCGCCCCGGAGCTGGCCTGGCGCTTCCGCCCCGGCGCGATCTACGACGAGTACGCCCAGCCCGTGCCCCCCGTGGTCACCGCGCTCGGGAGCGGGGTGCTCACTGGCGTGGGTGACGGCACCCGCTTTGGCGTCGTCTCCGGCCTCGCGCTCACCCCCTCCAGCCCGGCGGACGACGAGGTCCACGTCGCCGCTGGCGTCTGGCTCCACCGGGGCGCCCTCTACGCGCAGGTGGCGAGCGACCACCAGCTCGACCAGGACGATGGCGACTCCGCCGCGCTCACCTCCGGCGAGAGCTACTGGGCCGCCCTCTCCGGCGGGGCGGGCACGATCACTGTCACCAAGGGGCTCAAGGGCGCCGCGCCCGCCAAGCCCGCGCCCCCCGCGGGGGAGCCGCTCCTCGGCTTCGTGCGGGTGGCCTACCAGGCGGGCGGCTCGGAGATTGCCTCCGCTCACCTCGACGTGAGCGCCGTGGTCGCCGACCGCTACCGCTGCGAAGCCGACGGGCTCGACGTGGTGATCTCCGCCGGCCAGGCCCTCGGCGGCGGCACGCTGCGCTACCACTTCGGCTCCACCCGGCTGACTCTCGATCCGTCCACGACTTCGTACCTCTGGCAGCTGACCTCCGGCCTCTTCGAGATCACCGAGGACATCGCCGACCGCCCCGAGCCGTCGGCGCTCCTCTTCTGGGAGGTCGAGACCGACGCCTCGGCGGTGACCGCGATCCACGACCACCGCCGCTACGCGGGGCGGACCGTCTGCCTCCGCCTCGCCGGCGCGGCGCCGGTGAGCCCCGGCTTCGTGGCCGACCTCCAGGTGGAGCACCCGCTGCTCTACGTGGACGAGGTGGTCTTCCGCGTCTCCGACAACGGCTCCGGCTCCTCCGGCAGCACGGTGGGGGAGTGGTTCGTGGACGGCGTCACCGCCTACACCTCGCAGGCGACCGACGACCAGCGGCCGGAGATCGCCCACGACGCCACGGTGCTCGCCACCCGCGAAGGG